CCAAGCGCTGCGGCGGCTGCCGTCGCACGGTCAAAAGCATCCTGCCAGACGACGGGAGAAGTCATGTTCCACCTGCTGCAATGAGTTTCCAACCGCAGATTTCGCTGCCGTCATAAACGGCCGTCGCGTCTGTCAGCGTGTAGTCCCGACCGCCATCCGTCAGGACGTCTGCATTGGCGGGCTGCCCGTAACCCGCTGCCGCCAGTTCGTCGTTCAGGGTTTCCGCCACGAAAGGCATGACGGAGACACCGGCTTCCAGTGCGGCCGTCGTGGGTGGTGCGGCATAGGCCATCAACGTGACCGGGTTGGTCCCGTTCGCCTGTGACAGCGTCATCAGCCGGCCTTTCTTGCGGATCTGCCGACGACGGCAGTCTGCCTGATATCCCATTATCCCATCCCCGCAGACTGGTAGCGCTGGACCAGGCCGGCCGCTTCAGGCGTCAGCCCGCCCAGGGCGGGGTCAGGTGTCACCCAGCTGGTCGAGCCGATGCCCTGGGCGCTTTCAGATTTCAGGGACGGGTCGCGGCCTTCAGCATAATACGCTGCTGCCGCGACCCTGCGGATAGCAAGCTGGATCGGCCGGGGAATGTTCCCCGGAAGTGCCGTGCCATCGTCCTGGGCCGCTGGAGGCTGGTATCCGGCCTGATAGGTGATCTCATAGCGGCCCGGTGGCCAGAACGGTCGTTCCGTATCGGGTCGGTAGATCTCGCCGCACTCATCCGCGATGACGAGGCCGTCGACCTCATCCTGAGGCAGAGGCGTCCCGTTTCGAATGATTCCCAGAACCTTCTGGATCGGAAAAGCCGCGACCAGAAGGGACAGGGACCGGGGAAAATGACGGACAAAGACCTGGTCCTGCCAGGTCTGTGACAGGACCGGCCGGCCAATGAACGCCAGAACGGCTTCGATCGCATCCAGGAGATGGCGCTCGAGGGCGGCGTCAGACTGGGCATCCGTGATGCCCAGATCTGTCATCAGATCCTGCACGGATGCCAGAGGAACCGGTGCAGGAGCTGACCCGATGGAAATGCTTCTCACTGATCAGTCTCCAGTGCTGGATCAGCCGCCAGTCGGGGCTCCGGTCTGCAGGGCCTTGATGGCCGTGCCCGCGCCCGGAACACCACCGCCAAAACGGGCATATCCGAAGTAGGCCGTCTGCAGAGCGTCAGCGTAACGCTCATTGAGGCGCACCACCGACAGGCCCTTCACATTGCGGAACTTGTAGTTCTTGAAGTTGCCGAACAGCATGGCCTTATTGCCGGCCGCGATGTCCGGCATGCTCTGGTTGATGTTCAGCGGAGAGCCGGCGAATGTATCCGGTGCACCAGCAGCAATGGACGGAGACCACAGCGGACGGCCTTCGTCATCCTTCAGCTTGCGCAAAGCCTTGAACGTCGTGTCGTTCAGCATGAACGAAGCACCCTGACGATAGGCCGGGTCCACGCTGTGCTGCAGGTCGAGGATGTCGTCGTAGCCGATGGCGGCGGTTGCCGTGGTTGCGCCCACGCCTGCGGCCGTGCAGACACCCTGCGGCATATTCGTGCCGGTGCCATTGGTCAGATCGTCTGCCAGCGTGCGCCCGAAGCGGGTTGCCAGAGCGCTGCGCAGGAAGGCATCCAGATCCAGGAAGGAATCCTGCATCAGCGTCCAGGGCACCAGAACGGCATCCGTGGCGTACAGATAGGCCAGGACGCTGGAGATCCCGAACTTCAGATCGCTGGTGCTGATCGTGGTGTTCTCACCGATGATCTTGGCACGGGCTGCCGTGTCGTCATTGGTCGGCCAGGGCAGCGGCGCGCCTGTTGCGGTCGGGATTTCGTCGAACAGATCCAGCGCCGTGAAATAGGCTTTCAGGGCCACCAGCATCTGATCGGCGAAAAGCGGGGGCACGAGGTAGCCACCGGCCTGACCGGTCTGCGTGCTCTGGGCAGCGCGGAACTCGGTTCCGAGACGTGCCTGATTCAGTGCGAACACGCGGTCCTCACCAGACAGGTTGTCCATGCCGCCACGCAGCCAGGCACCGAAGACGCGGACTTCCTGCGTCTCACGATCGCGCTGTTCGTCAGCACCACGGCCTTCATGTTCGCCACGGGAAGCGATCTGGCCGGCCAGTTCCGCTTCGGCGGCTTCTGCGGCCTCGATGCGGTCAATCCGCGCCTTGAGTTCGTCAGCCTCGGCCATCATGGCATCGAACTGGGCATTCTGTTCGGCGGTGACGGTCTCACCGTTGATCAGGGCGCGGGCGTCAGAAATCAGCTTTGCACGCTTGGCGCGCAGTTCCTTGGAACGCATGGGTATTCCTGTTTTGCAATGAAAGAGGATCGCCGCGCTTCATGCGAGGCATTCCAGAAAGGTCATGACCTGATGACGCCTCGCTGGGAGGTCGGTCAGGGCATGGTCAGAGGGCGTTTTCGGCTTCGGCCAGACGGGACATACGCCGGCGCGAAGCAAGGGCGATTTCTTCAGCCTGTGCGAGCAGGTCCTCGGGCGGCGGCTGCATCGCCTTGGCGGAGGGCGAACCGCCTCCAGAGCGGTCATCATCGACGATGACGTCCGCCAGACCTGCATCCAGGGCCTCCTGAGCCGTGAACCAGGTCTCGGCATCCATCTGGGCCGAAATGGCGTCGACGCTCTGGCCTGTCTTGCCCGAATAGAGCGCTGCCATCTGGCCGTCGATCTTGGACATGACACCTGCCGTCGCCGTCATGTCAGCCTTATTGCCGATCACAAGTCCCCAGGCGTTGTGGATCATCATGAAGGCATTCGGCGCGATTGAGACCGTATCGCCGGCAAGGGCGATATAGGAGGCGGCCGAGGCCGCCAGGCCGTCGATGGTGACGTTGACCGTGCCGTCATGTTGCTTGAGCGACGAATAGATGGCGAGGCCGTCGAAGACATCGCCGCCTGGGCTGTTGATCCGCAGATTGATCGGTCCGGGACCGACCTGCGCCAGCTGGCCCGCAAAGTCTTTGGCCGTCACGCCCCAGAAGCCGATTTCGTCATAAAGTAGGATCTCGGCTGGCTTGCCGTCAGCGCGTGGCCGGCTGCTCAGGGTCTGCGGGAGCCCTGCCTGCGTGAAGGCCAGAAGTGCGCGGTTCGAGAACCGGCCCGCCTGGGCATCGTAGCGTTTCATTCCTGTTGCCTTGGTGAAGGTTGAGGAACAGGCGCGGGCTTGTCTGGCCCTTTCGCCGCCTGTGTCGTCAACGGCACGTTGGTGCTGTTGATCAGCGGGGTATCGCCGCCCGTTACGGGTGGACGATTTTTCTTCCGGCGTGCCTCATTGATCGTGCTGACGCCGCTGGAAATCTCGCTCTGCATGACCGTCGCGGTCTTTTCCGGATCCATGGACAGCAACCCATCGCGGTCAAACTCCACGAAAAGACGGGTGTTCGAGAACAGCTTGTAGTTCAGCTCGCTTTCGATCCGGCGCAGATCCGCGTCGAGCGAGAAGATCAGATAAGCCAGCGTGTTCTCGGACAAGCCTGTCCCCCAGGACGACGTCTTGTCCGTCTCGTTCAGCAGATGCAGCGGCACGCCGAAGAAGCGCGAGATGTCGGCCACCTGGTAGCGCCTGGCCTCGATCGTCTGGAGATCCTGCGGAGACAGCTGGAAGGGCGTGTATTTCGATCCTTCATCCGCGATGACGGTCTTTCCCCAGTTGGCGACCCCGGAATGGGCTTCCTGTAGCTGGCGTTTCAGGCGACGAAAGCCGTCATCCGACATCTTGCCCTGAACCTGCATGATGCCGCTCGGCATCGAGGCATTCTGATGAACCCGACCCGTGCGCTCTTCCATGGAACGGGCCAGGCCGACAGAGCCGCGTGCAAAGGACTGGATCCGGGACAGACCCTTGATCCCATCAAAGCCCGGACCGGGAATGTGCAGCATGTCTTCCTGATGCAGCACCTCGCTGGCGCCATCATCATGAGTGCAGACGTAGAAGTTCACCCCAGCCTTGCCCGGCAGGCGCACCACCTGGACCTGCCAGGGCATGAAGGCTTCGAACCCAATGACCCTGCCTGCGCCGTCATAGCGGATGGCGCTGTAGTGGTTGCCCCACAGCAGGACATTCACGCCCCAGAGTTCCCGCCAAGAGAACGCCGTCAGAGAACGTCCAGGAAAAGGCGCGGTCTGAAGCAGCGGAATCAGCCGGTGGTTCGGCAGTTCTTCACGCTGCCCATCTGCCGAGAGGCGATAAATCCTCAGGGGCAGGCCTGCGATGACGCCGGCTTCCAGAGTGACACAACGATAGACGGCCGAGCAGGCCATCGCCGTGCGTTCGCTGGTGGGGGGGATCCAGTCATCACTGGTCCCAGGCAAGCCCAGAAACTCGCTCCAGTTGCCGATGTCAGACAGTGGCGTGCTGGGGTTTTCGAGGCTCTGGGCCAGAACCGGCTCTTTGCGCTCCGGAGGAGGACGCTGAGAGCCGCCGAAAATACTATTCAGGAATCCCATAGATCCTCGCGGTCAAAAATGCTCTTCGGTCCGGGCGGCTCCGGGTTTTTGGACATGCAGGCCACGGCATCGAACAGCGCCATCAGGGGGTCGATCTTCTTACCGCCTGCCAGTTGCTTGGTGATTTCGATGTTGTTGCCTTTGGCCTGGGCTTTGGCATTGCCGACGGCCCAGGCCATGATTGGCCGTCCGCCATGGTGGAAAGACCCGTCCGCCAGCTTGCGCTCGAGCGTCTTGATCGGCCCGGTGAGCTTCCAGCCCTGACTGACGCCGACGATCTGGCTTTCCTCGATCCCCTGCCGGCGCAGCTCGAAGACGATCTC